CTGGTGACATTTGGTGGACCTGACAGAATGGCAAGCAGTCTGCTTGAATCCTGTGAGCTAATAAATGGAGAGGTGATCCTATCATTCAAAGATAGACCATCTAAGACAGTTCATAGACACCTCAGCAAAATTGGTAGCTATAATAGCAAAGACGGGAAATACAGGATTAGTGATGAGAACATGTCAAGGCTGCCACATGAGGCTTGCTTTAGACATATGTTCCCTCTTGATTCGTCAGACAAAACTCTAAAGACAATTATGCAGCTAAATGAACCATCAGACTACCTGACTCCTGACAGAATCGTAATGTACACTGAGACAAAGGTATGTGAGGTCATGGAGCTCAAGACTTCTTTTCACGATGACAGGTGTGTGCAGAAAATACGTGAGATTAGTGATATGTACCAGGAAGAGTGTGAGCGCAGATGCAATAGACTTGGATATAAACTTGCATTCCACTATGTTGTTGTCTCCAGGGAAACTGTAAGGACAAGCATGTCTGAGGTGGACAGTATAGGCCTTCTGCATGTCTACAATGAGTGCATACGTATCAAAGAAGAGTGTGGATATTATGGCTGGTCCTTTGATCTAGATGAGGAGTTTAATGAAGATAGCAAGGTTCTGATGAGCAACCTCTCTAAGATGTCTATACCAGATAAGGCCCAATGCCCAATTATATCTAGAGAACTTCTTCAGCACTGGAGATCAATCACAAAGAGTGATTCCATGCAGTGTTCTGCATCAGAGTTCAACTCAGCATTTCAGAAAACCAGGAGGGTGTTGAACAAGAAAGTAAAGAAAAGCCTCAATCCCAAAAAGCAGGAGCTTGACTATGATGAAAGATCCAAGCAGGAAATATCCAACTACTGGAAAGACCATGATGAGCACTACAATTCGGTGAGAATGGATGAGAAAGCTGTCGTTCAAGTGCCACTCTTCATTGCTAGGAAGAGAGAAGACAATGATGAGACTTCTGACGCTGATCGCATGAGCGAGCTAAGATCACTAAACATTCTACAAACTAGGTCACATTCCAGGCTCTGGCAGTCCTGCATAGATGAAGGGACAAAAAATGCGGATAAGACATTTGGTTTCCAGACATCGGATGAAGTTGCTGATGAAGAGTGCACATACAAGGGGAGTGCGGAGCAAAAAGCTCGGCGCAGGAAGCATTATCGTGTTAAACCTCAGCTGTCCGAGGATGATAAAGTTAAGCTAGCTACAGTTGGCATTGAGTCACGTAAGTATCGCGAGGACGGTATTGTTAACTCTATAGTCGAGCAGAAAAGAAAAG